ATGTATTACTGTAAACTATACCAATGACTAATCTTTTCAAAAAAGCTGCAATTTTCACTGATATTCACTTTGGACTCAAATCAAACAGTCAACTTCACAACGAAGATTGTTTGTCTTTTGTTCAGTGGGCAACTGCCAAAGCTCGAAAAGAGGGTTGTGAAACCTGTTTGTTCTTAGGCGATTGGCACAATAACCGTTCTAGTTTAAATATTGTTACACTAAACTACAGTCTACGAGCACTGGAGCATCTCAATGATAATTTTGAAAACGTGTATTTCATTCCTGGTAATCATGATTTGTATTATCGAGATAAGCGCGACATACAAAGTGTGGAATGGGCAAAGCATCTCCCCCAGGTACAGATATGTAACGATTGGTTTAGCAGTGGTGACGTTGTCATTGCTCCTTGGCTTGTAGCCGATGATCACAAACGCTTGGCCAAAATGCAGGGCAAGTACTTGTTTGGTCACTTTGAGCTGCCGGGATACCTGATGAACGCCATGGTAGAAATGCCCGATCATGGTGAAATACGCAGAGAAGACCTTGGAGGGTTTGAGCATGTATTCACCGGACACTTCCACAAGCGACAGACTAAAAAGAATATTACCTATATCGGTAATGCATTCCCTCACAATTATGCAGATGCTGGTGACGACGAACGAGGACTTACTGTGTTGGAGTGGGGCATGGCTCCAAGTTATCATGCATGGCCCGCGCAGCCGACCTACAGAGTCTATGGTCTCGCAAACCTTATTGACAATGCACCTTCTTTGCTCAGACCCAAAATGCATGTGCGTGTCAATCTAGACATTGAAATTTCATACGAAGAAGCAAACTTTATCAAAGAAACTTTTATTCAGCAATACAATTTAAGAGAAATGGCTTTGATACCAAACAAGACCATTGGTGTTGAAGAAGACCTTGCACCCGGTGAAGTAAACTTTGAATCAGTAGACCAAATTGTGCTGGATCAACTCACAAATATTGAAAGTGAGTTTTACGACAACAAGCTGCTGTTAAAAATCTACCAAAATCTATGATTCATTTTAAAAATCTAACTGTTCGAAATTTTATGAGTGTGGGCAATGCCACACAAGGAGTGAACTTTGATCGCAAAGACCTCACGCTGGTACTAGGAGAAAATTTGGATCTCGGCGGTGACGGTTCACGCAACGGCACAGGCAAGACCACAATTATTAACGCATTGAGCTATGCACTTTATGGCAATGCGCTGAGTAACATTCGCAAAGACAACCTGGTTAACAAAACCAATGCCAAACACATGTTGGTTAGTTTGGATTTTGAAGTAAACAACAAGGAATACAGAATTGAGCGCGGTCGCAAACCAAATATACTAAAGTTCTACGTTAACAACGAAGAACAGTCTGTCAGCGACGAGGCGCAGGGCGACAGCCGAGAAACACAGGATGCCATTGAACGTATACTGGGCATGAGTCACGATATGTTCAAGCACATATTGGCTCTAAACACTTACACAGAAGCATTTTTAAGTTTGAAAGCCAATGACCAAAGAACCATTATTGAGCAGTTGTTGGGCATAACCTTGCTCAGTGAACGAGCAGAACGCATCAAAGAACTCAACAAACAAACCAAAGATGCTATCAGTCAAGAAGAATTCCGCATTCGAGCTGTGCAAGAAGCCAACCGACGAATCGAAGAGCAAATTGAAAGTTTGCGCAAACGTCAGACTCTATGGATCAAAAAACGCGACGATGATGTTGCTGCCCTCAAGCAGGCCATTGAAGATCTTGAGCATATCAACATTGAAGCAGAAGTTCAAGCACATAGAGATTTAGAAGCATACCATGAAAAACAAAAAACCATCAATGAGGCCACGAAGTATATACGACAAATCGATGCAGAAGATATCAAGTTAAAAAAGTTATTGAACAAACTTCAAATTGAAATTGCAGCCATCGATGATCACAAGTGTCATTCCTGTGGTCAAGAATTGCACGATGCCAAGCAAGATGAATTGAAACAAAACAAAGAAGAATTACTTCGAGAAACAGCATTGCAATTGCTGGCCAATGACACACAAAGAATTGAACATCAGGACACCCTAACTCAACTAGGAGAATTAGGAACTGTTCCTGTTGTGTTTTACGATACCTTGGAAGATGCTCTTAATCACAAAAATAGTTTGACCACACTCAAGGGCAATCTTACTACTCGTGAACTTGAAGCTGACCCTTACGAAGAACAGATCACAGACATGCAAGGACAAGCCTTACAGGTTGTTACCTATGATACCTTGAACGAACTTACTAGATTGCAAGAGCACCAAGAGTTCTTGCTCAAACTGTTGACCTCCAAGGATTCATTTGTACGCAAAAAAATAATTGATCAAAACTTGAGCTATTTGAATCAGCGACTCATACACTATTTGGATCGTATTGGCTTGCCACACACAGTAAGGTTCCAAAATGACTTGACTGTGAGTATTGAAGAACTAGGACGCGAGTTAGACTTTGATAACTTGAGTCGAGGCGAGCGCACACGACTGATTCTTTCAATGAGCTGGGCATTCCGTGATGTATGGGAAAGCTTGTATCACCCCATCAACTTGTTGTTCATTGACGAGCTCATGGACAACGGGCTAGACACACAAGGAGTTGAAAACGGTCTTGCACTGCTGAAGAAGATGAGTCGAGAGCGCAACAAAAGTGTTTGGCTTGTGAGCCACAAAGACGAGTTGGCTGGTCGAGTAGAAAACATTCTCAAGGTCGTCAAAGAAAACGGCTTTACACAATACAATACAGATGTTGACATCGCGTGATATAAAAGTTTTACACTTGGAGCCCACTGATGTATGTCAAGCGGCCTGTCCAATGTGTGCTAGAGAAACTGACAATAATTTTCGCAAAGATCGTCAGCATCATCTTGATATGGATAAAATACTCAAGGTGTTTGATGCTGACCGTATTGCTGTATTACACAAAATGTTTATGTGTGGCAACTATGGCGATCCGGCTGCTGGCAAATACACGTTGGACATTTATCAAGAGTTTAGAAAACTCAACCCCAACATTGTTTTAGGTATGAATACCAACGGTGGGTTACAAAACACGTTCTGGTGGCACAAGCTAGGACAAATTTTTAATCAGCGCCATGATTATGTTGTGTTCAGCATAGATGGACTAGAATCAACAAACTCTACCTACAGAGTCAATGTCAACTGGACAAAGTTAATGGCCAATGCTGAAGCTTTTATTTCGGCCGGAGGTTCCGCACACTGGGATATGTTGATATATCGGCATAATCAAGATCAAGTTGATGCATGTGAACAACTTGCTCGAGACATGGGATTTAAATGGTTTCGTACCAAAATTTCAAATCGTGGGTTTACAGATAGATTTCAGCAGCCCATTGGTTGGCAATCTCCAAAAGTGCAAAGTACAAAAATAAGTTGTCATGCACTCAACGAGCAAAGCGTTTATATTGATGCTCAAGGACGAGCAAGTCCTTGCTGTTGGTTGGGTTCAAGACAACAAGATTTTGTCACTGATTTTGAATCTGTCCAATTATCTTGGACCAGCACCCAGCCCAATATTGTGTGTGTGGATGCATGTGGCACCACAGATAAATCCACTAAATTCACCGATCAGTGGCAAAAAACTTTAGAATTAACTTAAAATTTCAACTACAGGCAACATCAAGGTAACTACAATGCATGACATGGTTTTACAACAATCAACCAGTGGAAACTCTCCCAGAAGATTGCGTGGGCTTTGTTTACATGATTACCAATATCACAAACGAACGCAAATACATAGGCAAAAAACTAGCTAAGTTCTCAAAAACAACTCAAAAAACAGTAAAATTAAAAAACGGCAACAAACGCAAGAAAAAAATTCGCACCAAAGTTGATAGTGATTGGCAGGACTATTATGGTTCAAGCCCTGAACTCACAAGTGATGTGGAACAGTTAGGCAAACACAACTTTCGTCGAGAAATCCTATATTATTGTAAAAGCAAAGCTGAGTGCAGTTATATTGAAGCAAGAGAACAATTCACCCGTAAAGTACTAGAAAGCAAAGAATACTACAACGGACACATTCAAGTTCGTGTACATGGTAGTCATATCATAGGAAAACTTTAAATGCAAGATTGGGATCCAACTTACGAAAAACACGAAAAAATTCGTAGGGCCAAAGAGCGCATGGGATCTCAACAAGTTCACAATGATCTGTACCACAAATTCAAGCAAGAAAACCGCTGGACCATGTTTGGCAAATACTACGGCACACCAATAGATCAACTTCCACAATCATATCTAATCTGGGTTACTAATAATCTCAACGGCAAATACAAAGAGTTCGCTGAAAAAGAGCTCTTCAGAAGAAAATAAACTAACACCTAAGGTTGGCGGGCCAGTTTGTAATACCGCTGTGGAAAAACCGGGGCATAAACCGGACACGTAACATATTGAGGCACTCCCGTGGGTAAATCCCACTATCCTGAAAAATCGGAAGTGAGTCTGAGGCTAGAAACATAGGGCCGACGCATTGATATAGTATGAATGTTAGCATACGAAAACACCGGCTATAAAAACTTAAACACTAGGAACGAAGTTTAAGGTAGCAAAGAAATTTGCAATGTCGACGTAGGTTGGGAAAGGTCAGAGCCCAATAGCACACGGTGTATAACAAATACCTGCTTCCAATGTCTTGGCTAGTGATACTCACATGAAGACACTGACGGAACCGAGCAAAACGGTTCCGTCTGACCAGATCAATCTACATGAATACTTAATCGCTTCGCTCTTTGAAAATTTCTAAGAAAAAAATAGTTGTTGAGCGATAGCGAAACAACAGATGTGCGTAGCACATCTCAAAAGAATGGCATTCCTGACTTCTTGGTAGTTTCTAAGTTCTCTTTGATTAAATTACCAATGAGTTTTCTTTCGCTTGGACTGAGATTAAGTGCCTGATCGTAATTTAACCCGCCTCTCATGTACCATGACATTTTGAGAGCCTCCTGACGAATATCGTTTACCTCTTTTTCCATCTGATCTATCATTTTAACAATGTCATCGGATGTTTGAGTCAGGAGGCGTCCCCGAAAAAATTTGAAACATCCAGCGTTACAGATTGTTTGTATTCATGAGTGCATTCTGTACATTTGATATCCAATGGCTGAATTTCAGTGTCACTTTTGAGTTTGAGAATGTGATCTCTGAGTTTTGTAAACAGTGTGCGATTGCAATTTTTTAAAAGATCGTCAATGAATTCGCGTTCAGTTACCAACGCAGTGGGAGTTTTCACTGCGGCAATGCTCTGTGCCATGGCCTTGACAGTTATTTCAGTGATCTTTTTCAGTGCTTGACTAACAGTTTTAGATTTGTCTTCGTCAGACATTTCTACACTGGCCATGGCCTGTAACATTCGTTGTTCTTCAAATTGCAGCTGATTGTTTTCGTTGATATCTTTGTAGTTTATGGGTCTAAAGTAAAACTCCATGTCTCCTGAGTGTATAGGGGTATTGTAATCAGGAGCTTTCATTTTATCAAACAATGTGCGAAGGTCTACCACATATTCAGCTTCGTGTTCACAATTTGGACATTTTGTATTGGTTTCCATTTCGTGACCATAGCTGGCAATTCTAATAGATATTAACACAGTGTCTACGTCGATAGCGGGCATGACCCAGGCATCGCGTATGTTGGGAATACAGCTCTGTATCACTGATACCACAGCTGATCCATTGAACAATGCGTCAGGAGTTCGGTAGGTAATTTCATCAATGGCGGTCATTGGGAAAACAGGTAGTTCTCCTGTGGGCGGCAACTCTAGTGTTCCTTCAGGGTAAAAATTTCCTTGGCTTGGCAATTTGATAAAAATTGCTGGTTGCCGGAAATATTGTCTCAGTGGGTTGTTTGATAGCATAATTTTCCTCGATAAATATAATTATGGCCGAGCGTTATACCCCAGAAGAAATCCAGGAAATATTTGACCGCTACAATGATGCAATCAGAGCAGGCATTCCTATCAGCGCAGCATTGGCCAGAGAAATGGCTGATGCTACCAAAGGGGTAAAAAATTACACATACGAGCTAAATCGAAATCTCAAAAATCTTGGCACACAAACCAAAGCACTGGGCAGTGACCTTCTGCGTGGGGTACAGGGAGCCAGTGTATTCAACAACACTATTGGGGCTACAACAGAAGTAGTTGACATATTGGCCAGCAGATTTGGCGTGCTAGGCACTGTTATCGGTGGTGTTATCAAAGCTGGCGGTCTTTATATTCAAGCTGTCAACAAACAAAGTGACGCACTTTACAAAAGCTTTCAAGATCTAAGTAAAACAGGCACAGTTGGCGCTGGGGGCATGGCTGAAGCATTCTCCAGCATGCAGAAATTTGGTTACTCAGTTGAACAACTGGGTGACATGACAGCATTGCTGTCAGAAAATTCTCGAGCATTGGCACAGTTTGGGGGCACAGCATTTCAAGGAGCCCGACAGTTTGCTGATGTAGCACAGGTATTGCAACGTGGCGAACTTGGCGAAAAGTTCCGCAATATGGGCCTGAGCACCGAAGAAATCAACCGTAACATCGCTGGTTTTGTCAAACAGCAGGTGGGATTGGGACAAAGTCGTGCTCAGATGGAAAAAAACCTCACTGGGGAAACAGCCAAGTACATTGAACAAATTGTGGCTGTTCAACGACTCACAGGACAAACTAGAGAACAACTGGAAGAAAAAGAACGCCAAGCTCAAGCAGAACAGGCCTTTGCATACAAGCAGTTTGAGTTGAAAAAACGCATGGACGCCGGCGATGAACAAGCTAGAAAAGAATTTCAGGCAAACCAAGCGTTGAACCGAATTCTCGAGGGCAAAGCCCGTGAGCAGTTTGTTCGGGGTGTTGGCGGCGATGTTGCAGCCATGCAAGAATTGATGATGACAACGCCAGAGTTTGCTGAAAAATATTTCAGTGGCGTTACTGATGTGTCTGACTTAATGAACTCGTATGTGAGCGGCCTGAAACGATCAGTTGATTCAGTTGGTTCGTTGGCTCTTTTCAATGCATACGATGATTTTCAGCTTCCATTGAATGAATCACTGAAGATGATTAGTCAATATGGCACAGAAGCATTTGAAAAACTCATGGCCGATGCTCTAAAGAATTCAAAATCAACCGACGAAGCAACCAACGAACAGACCAAATTACTAATGAGTCAGATGAATACTCGTCAAGCATTTGAGCGCATGATCAATCTTGGAGTTGAGCCAGTGACCTGGGCCATGCGCAAATTGGCTGAAATCGTCGAAGGCATAGTGAACTTGTTGCCAAACTTTGGACAAAAGGGCTATGGTCGAGGTGGTACAGGAACCATGGGTGGTAGTATGGCAGCCACTGGCGCAGGAGCCGCCTCGGGAGCATTGGCTGGAAGTTTTGCTGGACCAGTGGGCACAGCAGTCGGTGCTGTTGTTGGTGGTGCAGCTGGATTTTTTGGCTACGAAGGATTTGGGGGCAAGGGTGGTGGCACCGGTGTCACTGGAGGCCTCAAACCCACAGATGTTTTAGATTTCAGTGGCTCCAGTGGGTCACAATCAGCATTCAACGGACTCAACAGAGAACTGCAAGGAAGAATACTTGCAGCCGGGGATCAATATTATAGAACTACCGGACGAAAATTGATCATTAACAGTGCCATGCGATCTAGAGAAGATCAAGAGCGACTGTATCAAGAGACCATGGCTGCTGGGCGTCCAGGCATTGGGCCCACTGGTATGCCAGTTGCTAGACCAGGTACAAGTTCACATGAATCTGGATTTGCTGTAGATATTCAACAAGGCAAAAGTGACAAAGATGCTATCTATGCACTGAACCAACAAGGACTGTATCAAACAGTTCCCAGTGATCCAGTGCACTTTCAAATGCGCAACAATAATGTTTCTGCTGCATTTGGGTGGGAAGGTAGGATCAGTGGCCCAATGAGTGGTTATAGACCAAACCTACTGATGCATGGTCCAGAAGACATCAAAATTACACCAGCCAGCTCTAGTTCAGCAGGAAATCTCGCGTCTGGTGGTGCAGAATTGTTTGGCAAAATGGTAGAAAGACTGGACGAAATGATTTACCTCAGTAGAAGCCAGTTGGGAGTCAACGAGAAAATACTGAAGTATCAGTCGTAACCCCAGGTAAATATAACCTATGAGCTGGAAAAAATATTTCAAAGTCGCTAATCCCAGTGGAGACATGAGTCCTATTTCGGGTACCAATCAGTTTGGTCTGCCTGGATATGGAAAAACTGGCACTGCTGGCAGCAGCATGCAGAACGGGCTTTATACAGCCAACGACTTTGCCTACAGAAACTATGCCAGCAGATTGCCCGAAGTTTATTCAGGACACCCCAACAGAATTGAACGTTATAATCAATACGAAAACATGGATTGTGATTCAGAAATCAATGCATGTTTGGACATCATTGCTGAGTTTTCAACACAAAAAAATCTCGACAACAACACACCGTTTGATATTCAGTTTGCAGACAACCCCACTGATCACGAAGTAGAAATCATCAAAAAGCAACTGCAACAGTGGACCAAGCTCAACAAACTGGATCAAAGAATATTTAAATTATTCCGTAATACCATCAAGTATGGCGATCAAGTGTTTGTGCGTGATCCAGAAACATTTGAAATGATGTGGGTAGACATGACCAAGGTCAGTCGAATTATTGTAAACGAAAGTGAAGGCAAACGTCCGGAACAGTATGTAATTCGTGATCTTAACCCCAACTTTGAAAACATGACTGTGGCTGCCAAAACAGCACAAGATTTTGTAGTAAACCCTAGTGTGGGATCTATCACCAACCAAGGCAACTACACAGCACCATCAGGTGCACAGGGACTTGTGGGCAACAGTAGATTTGCACGAGCTGTTAATGAAGCCACGCTAGATGCCAAACACGTGGTTCATATCAGTTTGAGTGAAGGCCTGGATGTGTTTTGGCCTTTTGGTAAAAGCGTTTTAGAAAATATTTTCAAAGTCTACAAGCAAAAAGAACTCTTAGAAGATGCTGTGCTGATCTATCGTGTGAGCCGTGCACCCGAGCGCAGAGTGTTTAAAATTGACGTGGGCAACATGCCCAGCCATATGGCCATGGCCTTTGTGGAACGTGTGAAAAACGAAATGCACCAGCGTAGAATTCCTACGTTAAGTGGCGGTGGACAAAACATGATGGATGCTACTTATAATCCACTTAGCATCAACGAAGACTACTTTTTCCCACAAACAGCTGAAGGTCGTGGATCCAGTGTTGACACATTGCAAGGTGGTCAGAATCTAGGCGAAATTGACGACCTAAAGTATTTCAACAACAAGATGGCACGTGGTCTGCGTGTACCTTCTAGCTACTTGCCCACAGGTCCAGACGACAGTGCACAACAAGTCAACGACGGTCGTGTAGGCACAGCACTGATTCAAGAGTTTAGATTTAATCAATACTGCGAGCGTTTGCAGCAACTTATTATACAAAAACTAGACGACGAATTCAAAATGTTCTTACGTTGGAGAGGTTTTAACATTGATGCAGGCCTGTTTAGTTTGAACTTCTGTGCACCGCAAAACTTTGCAGCCTACAGAGAAATTGAGTTAGATACCAGCCGTGTAAACACATTCACTTCACTGGAAGCAGTGCCTTATTTGAGCAAACGCTTTATGCTCAAGCGTTATCTGGGACTCAGCGAAGAAGAAATTGTAGAAAACGAAAAAATGTGGCGCGAAGAACGCGATCAACCCGATCTACAAACCACACAAGGACAAGATCTGCGATCAATTGGCATCACACCTGCAGGTCTGGAAACAGATATTCAAACTGGTCAAGAGTTGCAAAATCTTACCCCAGTTGGTGCTGAAGCTGGAGCAGTGGGCGGTGCACCCGGCGCTGTACCCGGAGCTCAACCTGGTGCTCCAGGAGTAGCACCCGCAGGGCCAGGCCCAGCAGCACCTCCGGCAATATAAATACAATATGATTCTTAACGAACTTTATCATAGAGAACCTCAGGGTTATCAAGACGTCAGTCAAGACAACAGTCAGCCTACCTATGGTGATTTACGCAAAACACATTTGACACTAAAGCAACTTCGAAAACTAAGAATGATGAAT